CCTCTTTTAATTAAAGATCAAAGTGGGAGTGACTTGTTGTTCTCCACTGAATCTTGGATTGAAGGGATTCCTAGCCTCACTAAGAGTAATGCTATTGATAGTCGTGTATGGGTGATTAAGTCTGCTTACGCTGTTATCAATATTGGTGGCAACGAGGAAGAGTCTTCTCTTCTACAAGACATCACAAACATTGCAGCTTCCGCACTTCCGGGCTTGGGGTTATTTTAAATGTCTAAAGTTTTCACATATAGTCCTTCAGAAGTACAACTCACATTTGGTGGATATACCATAACAGGTTGGCAAAATCTTACAATCACTAGAAGTGTTGATGCCTTTAAACCTGTTCGTGGTATTCGTGGAAAGCACACCCGAGTCCGTAGTATTGATACGTCTTGTACTATCACAGTCACAATACTTCAAACCTCGATGAGTAATGATGTATTGTGTAGAATCCATGACCTAGACCTTGAGTACGGCTCTGGTCGCATAGAGCTACTACTTAAAGATATGGGTGGCACTGGGGTATTTAGTTCAGCAGAGGCATATGTTCTGGGTTATCCAGAGGTTGTTTATTCAGGTGAATTTGAATATAGACAGTGGAGACTTTTCTGCCAGAATACAGGCAATTACACTATTGGTGGTAATGGTCAAACTACTAGCATCTTTAGCAATATATTTAACAGTGCTGCTGGATTGGTTAACACAGCAATAAACAACATCTTCTAATAATAGGAGATGTCCTAATTTTAAGACTAAGATTATCATGGAAATGGTCTTAGTCTTTTACAACATTAAATAAAGAGAGATATTTATGAGTAAGCTTAATATGAATGATGTTGCACTTCCTCAGACTACACTGACTGTCGATGATGTGGACTATCTTGTTACCAGCATGGCCTGCACAGATGGTCTGAAGTTCATGGAAACTCAGCGAGATAATATTGAAGCTGGTAAAGCTCCAGACCTCGCCTTGATGAAGCAGATCGTTTGCAAGTACGCAGCTAAAGACAATAAGCAAATTACTGCTAGCTCTTTCGATGTGATCTTCGCACGCCGGTATCAACACTTGCACAAATTGTATAATGAAATCATTGAATATAACTTTGCCTCTGAGGGTTTTCAGGAAGACGGTGGCGAGGAATAACAGAGAACGCTCCGTCTACAAGAGTTAAGAGTGCTCTGGAAAAAGAATTAGAAGAACAGTTCTCACAAGACTGGGCAATTTACAGGATCGTGACACATGAACTTGGCTGTCTCAGTATGCTACCGCTATTTAGCACAAGCTACAGTGTGAAGCAAATGTGGGACATGCTTGAAGTTTGTGAAGCACATGACACCATAAGAAAAATGGCCCAAGATAAAATTGAGGCTGAATCCAAGAGACAGAAGAGGTAATATTCTCAATGGAGATTGCACGGTATTGGGCTTCATTGGGCTTCAAGGTAGACCAAAAAGAAGTTAAAAAGGTTGACACTGCTCTTAGTAAGCTTGAAAAGAAGCTGAAGGCACTAGGTCAACAATCTACCTTACAATTTAATGTTGGTAAGTTTGCAATCAACCAAAGGGCTTTGGATACTGCTCTAGGTAACGCACTTGATAAAGCCAGTAAGACCGTAGTGTTTGAAATTGAAAGGTTCTCTGTCAATAGAGCAGCCTTACAGTCTACGATGCAAAGGGCTATGCGTGGCAGCGTAAGTGTCAATGCTCCAAAGCAAACAAGTCCAACGCAACAGGCACAATCTACAAGTCGCCCTGCACCACGATCAGCAGCAAGTAACAACCGTGCTAACTACCTTCACGCAGGCGGTGCTACTGGTGCCTTCATGCGTTACGGAGCTGCTAGCCTTCCTCTGATTGGTGGCGTGTATGGTGCAAGCGCATTGAACACAGCAAACCAAGACTTGGTGAATGCTAATATCTCGGCTGAGTCTGTACTTGGTGGTCGGTCTAAAGAGTTGCTTGATAGGCTTTCTGAACGTAGTAACTACATGGGTATTAACTATGCAGATACTCTCCCTCAGTTTACTAAGTTCATGGCATCTTCTATGCCTCTTATGGGTGTAGATTCTTCACAACAAACCTTTGAAAGCTTTATGCAGTTCGGTCGTACTCGGGGCGCCAGTAAAGTCTCCATGAACCGTGCTCTCACTGCTGTAGGTCAGATGTCTGCTAAAGGGCAGGTGATGGCCGAAGAGCTGAAAGGTCAGCTTGGCGATGCTGCTGGATTTGGTGAAGTGCCTCAATTGTTTGCAGAAGCTTACCAGATTCAAACAGGTGGAAACCTAACTGGTGCTAAAGCTCGTGCAGCTCTGATGAAGGCTATGCAAGACGGTAATGTGAAGACTGCTGATGTTCTCCCGCTTGTATCTAAGTTGATGGATGAGTTGTCTAGAGGTGGTATTGAGAAAGCTCGTATGAGTTCTTCTGCACAACAAGCACGAGCTGAGAATGCTATCACTGGTCGTAATGGACTACTTCAAACCTTTTCTGAAGGTGGTGGAGAAACAGCCTTTGCTCGTTTGTGGGGTTCTTTTGCTTCAGCAATGAAGGAAGCCAAACCTGCTGTAGAAAGTTTAGCTAAAGCTTTTAATGAGATTAGTAAATACACATCTTTTGCAATGCTTCTCCCTCAATCTTTTAAACGAGCTTTTGAAGGTCGTGATAGTTGGGTAGCAGATGCTCTAGGTGAACAGAATACAGCAACAGCTAAAGCTTTGTATGAAGGTATGAAAGAGCTTGGCGGTGAGATTACCAAAACTCTTGGAATAGCTGTTGACGGATGGAAGATGATCTTTGCTGAGTTTGGCGACGAAATGTTGTCATTTGTCAATGGCCTGAAGAACTTCTTCCTTTACACAGTTAAAGCAATTAACGCAATGGTCACTGGTGACTTCACAGGTGCAACAAATGCGTCTAACGCCTTACGTGGAACACTGGCTGGTAAGTCTCAAGAAGAGATTTCAGCTTTAGCCGCTGGTGGTGGAAAACCTGTCTCGTTACTTGATATGGCTACAGGTGCCGGTCAAACGTGGGCGCAGTACACACCTCCTGTTCTGATGGCTGAAGCTGTGAAAGATGCTTATGGATGGGCTGGTGAGAAGACTGGTATCACCCCTTGGGCACAAAACTTTAGCAGCCTCATGGATAAAGGTTTGAATAGAGACAGAGGGACGGGTGGTCAGAATACAGTAGCTGTGACAATGGATGTAAAAATCTCTGCTGCTAATCCTGAAGACTTTAATGAGAAATTCCAAGAGAAGTTTAAAGGTGTAATTGAATCTACACTACTTCAATATGGTCAGAAGGAGTAGATATGTCATTCGCTTTGAGTTGGGAGCCAAGTGAGAGTAAAGCTGGAGGGTTCCTACTATTCGATGCTGTAACTTCATGGAACCGTTCTTTTACAGGAGCTGTCACCAAGCATCCAATCGACGGTGGTAGTAATATAACAGATCACTATATAAATAACAATCCAGTCTTTACAATGAGTGCGGTTATATCTGAAGTTGATATAGCACGAATTTCAGGTATATTGCAGAATGAGTTAGGTGAGTCTCCTTCTAACGCAAGACATCGACCAACCGCAGTCCAAGTAACTTCTACAGATGCTTCAAGTCTAATGAAGTACTTACCTAATGTTATTGGGCAATTTCTTTCGGATAGCACTCCAGAAATTCTTATGGATGGAGTACCCGGCTCAGAGGGTGATGGAGTATTAGATGAATCCCGTTTTAGGGGGTCTAGCTATATAGAGGGTATTCAGGACTTACTTGTTTCGCTGCAAAGTGGCGAGGGAATTAACTTAGTAACTGGTCAGCTAGAAACCACTATTCGCCCAGTTACTTTATATGAAACAAATGATAATGACATATCACTTGTAAAAAAACTTCCCGCTGATGATACTAAGGCTTTAATAATTACTGGCCTTAACTTCCGTGAGGATACTGAGAGCGGATACGCACTATATGCAGACATTACCTTTGAGCTTATCCGCTTTGCTAATCTAAAGAAGGTTGCTCTTCCTCCTGATCTTGTACAAGCTCCTGTCAAAAAGAAAGTGGCAACTAAGAAGTCTCTTGGTAAGTGTGATAGTACAACTAAAGACACAGCTACTTCCGGGGATGCAAGTAAAGCAGGTGCTGTGGACAACGCTCAGAATGACGTTGATCCAGAACGTAATGTAGCAGGAGAGATTTAATGGCTAACATTTATGTAGACCTTCTCCTAGACGACACCTCTCCTATCTATGAATACTCTGTATCCCTAGAAGGTAACTCTTACATTATTGAAATCGTTTATAACGAACGCTCTCAACTGTATTTTATGTCCCTCTATGATGCTGATAGAAACCCTATTGTTTTAGGTGCTGGGTTGGTTCCGGGTTATCCAATTATGTATGACTACGCACTACCAAACCTTACAGGATTCTTCTTGTTGATTCAGAAAGGTACTCTCCAATCTGAGCCATATAAGACTTTCCCAGACAAGCTGAATCAATATTATTCGTTTGTCTATACTTACACAGAGGATTAACAATGCAGCCACAAATCAACAGAGTGTATGAACTGATCGTTGGTAATGCAGTCTCTGGTGAAGGGCTTCAGATTAATGATCTTCAATGTACATTCGATATTAGTAAAAGTAGTAGCAACAAAGATAAGACTAACTCTGCAAGTATAGAAATCTATAATCTGAGCAATGAGAGTCTTAAACTTCTAGATGTTGATTATCCTGCTGCTGTATTTAGTGCAGGGTATAGAGACATTGGGATGAAGCGTCTATTTGCTGGACAAGTAACAAACGTAACTACACGTAAGAGTGGAGCTGATAGAGTGACACAAATCTTAATGGGCGGAAGTTATGTTGAATTGAACCATCAAGTTCTTTCTTCTTTAGTTCCCCCCGGTAGAGATGGCGAGGATGCAATCAAAGAGTTGCAGAAATCCCTTGGTGTTTCTAAGTCTGTATTCAACAGTGTAAACCTTAAGAGTCCTTTATTGTATGGATATCAACTACAAGGTACTCCAAAGGATATGCTTAGTGAGATTTGTGAGAGATATGGATGTTCTTGGCAGATTGATGATGATGTTCTATATGTGCATGACAATACAAGAGGTAACTCAGAGAAATTTGAGGATGCCTACGTTATTAGTAAGTACACTGGCTTGATTGAGAATGCCTACAGAACGTCTGGTGACATTCGTAGAAGTAAAAAGGATAAAGCTAAGATTCAATCTGTTCAATGGAAGATGCTTTTGAATCCTGATATTGTTCCGGGTGATATTGTTAAACTTGAAGACACATTAATCTCTGGTTACTACAAAGTCACAGACATGAGGTTCACAGGAGACTGGCGTGGCCAAGCGTGGCATACGGAAATTAGAGCAACAGCAATTGAGAAGGTGGTGGCTAAATGAGGATTTCACATGAGTGACCGTTCTGGCTCCCTTCAGGAAGTATTAGTTGCTGCTTTCCAGAATCAAATGTCCAACGTAAACACAGCGATTCCGTGCATTGTAGTAGCTGTTAGAGACTCTTTGAACGGAGCAATGGTAGACATCCAACCAACAGTGAATCAACGATTTAAGGATGGGGAAGTCAAGGAAAGGCCAGTTGTGTTGGGAGTCCCGGTGGCGTTCCCTGTGTCTTCTACAGCAGGGCTTACATTCCCTATTGAAGTGGGTAGCTCAGGGTTGGCCATCTTTAGTATGCGTAACTTGGACGCTTGGAAGAATAGCTCTGGTAGGCCAACTACACCTTTGAACTATGCTAAGTTTGATAAGGGGGATGCTATATTTATCCCCGGTATTCAACCTCCCGGTGAAAGTGTAAATAACCCTAGTAAGCGTACATGGCCACACTCTACAGAAGATGTTGTTTTAGTTAACAACATTGGAACTGCCAATGAGTGTGAAGTGAGACTGAAGGCTTCTGGCGATATTGTAATCAACACCAATCAGAATGTAGAAGTTAACTGTAAGAATGCGAATGTAACAGCTCTTGAAGATATCACTCTTGCTTGTGTAAACTTAGATGTTACGGCTACTACTGCTACATTTGATATTGGTAATACTACTTGGATTGGCAATATCAATCATACGGGTAACTACACCATTGCTGGCACGTTGTTGTTTAATGGTATTAACTTTGCCAGTCATAAACACACCGGGGTAGTATCCGGTCCTAGCAACACTGGTGGCCCAATTGCATAAGAAGGGATTATGGACTTACTTTTAGATTTAGACCCCCTCAGTCCTTCTTACGGTGACCTTACTTTTAAGAACGGACCTCTCACATCGGCTTATACAACTCAAAGCAGAGTTGACGTAGTTGCTCAAAGACTCCGCATAAGATTGCTCACGTGGAGGGAGGAGTGGTTCCTTGATACAAGTTATGGGGTTCCGTATTGGAGCATTCTTGGTCGAAAGATTAAAAAGTCTGCTGTTGACCTTATCTTTCAAAGAGAAATCTTAGCAGAAAATGGCGTCAAGGAACTGACATTCTTTGAGTCTACTTTTGAGAACAGAAAATATTCCCTGTCATTCCGTGTAAAAGTTACTACCGGAGAAGAATCTGGGCTAATCACAATTACCCCTTAATCTAAGGAGGATGCCTTACGGCAATCCATGGCAACGAATTACG